CAGCACCAGTTGCAGATGAAGCAGCAGGCGCAGCAGCAAGGCCAAGGCGGCCAGCCGGGCGGCGCGCCCCCAGGGCCAGCCCCCGGCGGCCAGCCGGGCGCGCCGCAGTCACAACCCGGAGCGCCGGGACAAATCCCGCCTGACCAGATGGCCGCCGCCGGCGCGCCGCAAATGCCAAGGAAGTAATCATGGACGACGACGAACCGTTCTGCCCCGAGCAGTATTGACACTTCGCCGCCATGCGCGGTACTTGTATTCCCACGACTGGTGGCCGTACCTCACCAACCCGTCTTGCCGACGATATCGGCTAGGAGAAGAACATGGACCCTGACGACCTTCCTCTCGATGGCGCCGAAGACTTTGACGCCTTTGAAGACACCCCCGATCTAGACGATCAGGACAATGCAGACCTTCAAGGTGCCGAGCACCAGCCGGGCGAGCAAGAGGAACAGGAAGCGCAGCAGCCTTCACGGGGTAGCGCCCGTATTCAGCGACTGGCAACCGAGCGCGACACGTATGCGCAAGAAGCCGCCGCCGCCCGAGCCGAAGCGGAAGCCTCGCGTAGGGAACTGCAAGCCCTTCTTTCCGGTCAACAGCGCCAGTCTTCCGAAGCCCAAGAGCAGCAGCGCCTGGCGCAGTTGGAACCTTGGGAACGTGCGGAATATATCGCCCGCCAAACCGAGCAGCGCACCCTTGGAGTTGTCGCCCGGCTTGAACGAAGCATCGCCGATCAGGGGGACAAGGCCGCATTTGCGTCCATGTGCGCCGCCAAACCGGCAGTTGCCAAGATCAGTGCCGAAGTCGAAACGCTCCACGCGCAGCAGATTCGGGACGGCGGAACGCCACCGCCTCGCGAAGTGATCGCCGCCTATGTCATCGGGCAACGGATGCTCGAAGGCGCAAGCAAGGCAAGAACGACACAGGCAAGAACCGCTGCGGCGAACGTGACCCGAGAACGGGCTGCGCCAGTCACATCCGGGTCAGACGTTCGCGGTGGCGGAAGCAAATCCGCTTCTGCCCAACTTCGGGAACGCCTGCGAGACGTCAACATCTAACGGGGCATTGTGCCCCGAAAGGGGATTACAATGGCCGGTAATAACACTGCGGCGAACTTCTCTTCGGACGTCGTCGCGTTCATCCAAGCAGAAACCCTGCCGCTCGCGCGGCGACAACTGGTTGCCTATCAGTTCGGCGATCCGCTTCGTCTTGAAAAGGGCCGGGGCACCACGTACACCGCCACCCGCTACAACCGTATCGCGCTGCCGCTCCAGCCGATCGCGGAAGGCGTCGGCCCCCCGCTCGGACAGTCGCTGACCATCGGTCAGGTGTCGGCTGTCTGTCAGCAGTGGGGCGACAAGGTGGTCATCACCGACGTTGCCGAGATGACGGTCTTCCACCCGATGTTCGCCAAGGCGACCGAACTGGTCGGCTTGCAGATGGGTGAAACGCTGGAACGCAACACCTTCAACAACCTGATGGCCCTGACGCAGGTCAACTACGTCAACTTCCGGGGATCGCGCGCTGCGGTTCTTGCAACCGACTACCTCGACCCGGCAACCGTGTCGCGCACTTCCGCCAACCTCGAAACCATCGGCGCACCGCGCTTCATGGGTGACGAGCAGACCGACCAGAAAAACTCGGTCGAAGGCGGCGGGGCCAACGCCTCGAAAGACCCGCGCACTAATCCGCACTATGCCGCGATCATTCACCCACTGGTGGTGAACGACTTCCGGCAGAACACCACGGTCGTAACCGCGTGGTCGTACAGCGACATCAATCGCCTGTACAACTTCGAGGCCGGCGAGTGGGCGGAAATCCGCTTCTGCAAGTCGAACCTCGTTCCGGTGTTCACCGGCGTGGCCGCCGTTTCCGGCACCGCTGCAACCACGGGTGCTTTGGCGACCAACACGTACTACGTGCAAGTCACCGCGAGCGATACGCAAAACCAGTACGAGAGCCGCATCTACCAGGTGTCGGGCGGCATCGCCGTCACAGGGCCCACTGGCTCGATCTCGGTCACGCTACCCACCTTGGCGGGGTTCACGTTCAACGTGTACGTCGGCACCACGGCTAGCCCGACCAACTTGGGCGCCACTGTCTCCGGCCCTACCTATGGCCCGCAGACCGGGCAGGCTACGCAGCTTGCCGGCAACCAGACCGTGACCATCACCGGGCTTGGCAACGCACAGGTTCCCCCCGCTGCGCCCGCAACCGGTGTGACCGTGTACCCGACCTTTGTGTTTGGTCGCGGCGCTTACGGACAGGTCGTCCTCGACGATCCGAAGTACGCCTACCTGAAAGACGCCGACAAGTCTGACCCGTTCAACCAGCTTCGGGTTATCACTTGGAAGGTGTTCTACGGGACGATCATTCTCAACACGCTGTTTGCCGCGCGTATTGAGTCTGCCGCTTCGACCAACGGCACCTTCGGTTAATAGCCGCTTCTCTGGACAGAAGGCCGATGCGGGGTTAAACCCGCATCGGCCCTTTGGCCTTCGGAGGAAAGTTTCATGGAAAACGACGACGTTGACGTTAAGCTGGCAGCGGCGGAAGCCGAAAGCGCGTCGCCCAAAGCGACCCGCGCCCGCAAAATTGAAGAGGTGCGCAAGCACGCTATTCTGACCAACGCAGAATATGACGACGCACTGGCCACCGCGCAGAAGCGCCTGGACGACGCCGAGCGCAAAGCCGCGCGCGAGAAGTTGATCGCGGACAGCATGGACACGATCCGCCGCGAACGGAACGCGCTGACTGGCGTGCTGGATCAGGACGAGCCGGTAACGATCACGATCGACGTGGCCGAATACACCGACCGCTTGATCCTCGACGGCGAGCAGTTCTTCCACGCCGCGACGTACACCATCCCCCGGCACAAAGCCGCGACCATCAACGAGATGATGTTCCGCAGCTATATGCACCAAGCGCAGCTTGACGGGAAAGACCCGCAGGACGCTTACCGGCGCAGCCATGCACAGCACGTCACCCGCTCCGGCGTGGTGCCGATCGACGGGCGAACCGCCGATAAAGTTGGGAGCCTTGCAGCATGAGCCGCCCCGAAGACGTACCCGCACTCGGGCTCGAAATCGCTTCGGCGCTCGGCGATACGCGTCAGGTCAAGATGACCACGTTCTTATCGCGCGATGCGTCGCCGGAAGAACTGAACGCGCTGCTTGACAAGCTGATCGCCTCCGCCGAGCGGCAGGAAGCCAAAGCCAAGATTGAAAAGCTGCGAGACGACATTGACGACGGCGGCCGCAGCTTGCAGAACCTGCACGACGACGTCACGCGCCTGAACGAAGAGCACAAGGGCAGCGTCGCACGGCTTGAGGTTCAGGCGGGCTACGTTGCCGAAGAACTGGCTAAGCTGACCAGCCGCGACCGCCTGGCGGGTAAGGCCGCGCACGACGCCGAGAACCATAAGCGGACCCTTGATGGGTTGCAGATGGAAAAGGAAAAACTTGAATCGGAACGCGCGCAGCATCGCGGCAACATCGGAGTGACGATCGCGCGCCACGAACAGCACTTAGACAAGCTGCGCGAAAAACTGGTGACGCTTACCACGCTCTCGGAAGGTTGACTTATGGCGTGGCAGGCTCAACAGATTTGTGTGTCTGCCACGCAGAAGGCCGGCGCTCCCGGTATGCTGTCGCAAGCAGGGAGCGCCCTCAACGCGGTGCTGTCTGACCTCTGCCAGACTTACGACCTCGACGTGGCCAAGACGACTACGGTCCTAAGCATCGCTTCCAGCGTAGGCCCCTACACCCTTCCCGCGACATACCTGCGGACGCTCCCCGGCGAGGTGTTCATCACCTACAACAACGTGCCTTATCCGCTGGTCCCCCTGGACCTTGCGGAGTTTGACGCGTTGATCCAACAGCCGGGCCTCATGTCTATTCCAACCATGTTTGCTACGGACATGAGTCAGACGCCGCCGGTCATTTATTTCTGGCCGCCACCGAACGGCACGTATCCGGTGACGATCCGGTTTTATCAGCAGATGCCGGATATCACCGCTCCGCAAAGTAACAGCGCAATCCCGTGGTTCCCGAACACCGATTACCTCGACACCAAGACCACTGCGCACATCATGGACTTGGTGGACGATACTCGCGCGCAGCAATTTCATGATCGCGCGGAAGGCATTTTGAACAAGTATCTTAAACTGAAAGACGATTCATCTGACCGATCAATGCGCGTCAAGCTGGACCGCCGGTTCTTCGGCCAGAACTACAACAGGCTTCCCGCGACCAAGAACGTAGGGTTTTGACGCATGGGTCTGCGCGACGCCCGCAACGTCACCTTCACCCCAACGGGGGTGACGGACAGCCTCGACGGGACGAACGCGCCGTCCGGGTCGATGCGCTCCTTGCAGAACCTTATCCCCAGCT